TGTCGGATCTGGTTTACAAAAAGCTAAAAATGCGGTTTCAAACGTATCTAGCATCTTTTTATCAAAACAAGCAAATAAAGTTTGTATTGAACCATATGTTTGCCCGATAGATGTATTGTAGTATTCATACGGAGTTGGATTTGTGATTAATGTATTATCGAAATATCCAAATTGTGGTGAACCCCAAAAACCTCTAACCGTCCCATTATAAACCGATGAGTTATCTTTAATTTCAATTTTTAATTTTTTTGAGCTATTAAAACACTCATAATTTGCCTGATTTATCGGTATCCCCCCGCAAGACGGTATGGGCATATACACCTTATTTGATATATTAATTGTTGGGTCATTATCAAAAATTAAATACTGATAATAAGAGTTATTTATAATTGATCGATTAGGGTCGGAAACCACTGAACCATACGTCGCATATTTACTAGCGGTAGTATTAAGTCCAATTTTTAATTTACCTTTATCATGTAAATCTTTAAATTCTGTTTGATCATACGTATTAAATAAATCTTTTTTAGTGAAAAAGTAATGAAAGTCATTCATTAATTTAGGGTAAAGTCCATAATTAAAAACATCCATTGTTTTTGATGCTGGTAGTGTTTCATTTTTATATGCCCTAAAACTTTCAGTCCCACCGGTGTAGTTTACTATAGTATATTCTCGATTTAAATCTTGGGCATATGGGTCATAATATGCTTTATAATCAAAATCTGTCCAAACATCATCTAAGATATCTATACTTTCTTCTTCATATTTTTTATATCTATGCCACAGTGATCCAAACTTTAATAGTGACGCATACGGCATTTGGTGTATTGCTGAAAACTTTTTAAACGATGCCGCTAAATACCCCACAAAATCTTCGTTCTCATAATCATTAAGATAACCCCCCGTACTTTCAAGTGGTAGTGAATTTAAAAAAAGATAACCAGTACTCACGTATGGGTTTGTCTTATTATTTTTTTCTTTCTCCACCCCCATTAAAATTGAGTTGATAAAGTATGGTGTATTTAAAAGCGACGTATTTTGAAAATCGAATCCAACATTTCCTTTATATAATGTAGAACCATAAGTAAGATACTTTTCAGTTACATACCCGTCATCAAGGGATCTATCCTTATAAAAAGATTTAAATGTTGGATAACTATTAATTGTGCCGGCATTTTTATTTGTTAAAATTTTTACATTAAAATTATTAAAAATACTTTTGGTGCCCCCGTAAAATGGTTTTATTACTTTAACGTCGGGCGATTCATTAAGTCTAGCAATTGTTTTTTTATCGTCTAAAAATATCACAGTTTTTGACGTATCGTTAAGCTCTTCGGGACTCGAAAACCTGGTTTGGTTATCTACCCACTGTTTATTAGCGAAGGGTAGTGTTTCTAAAAAACTAACTTTTTTCTGTTCGGAACCTTTTAAAAATTTTTCAAAATTACCAATCAATGGTACACTATTATCTAATGTTATTGATCGACTATCGATAGTCCCCATCGAATATATTCCAGAATCGTTCTTAACCTCATTATCAATGTATTCTGTAGCGTACGAATCTCTTTCATACTTAACCCAACTGTCACCAAAACCATTATTTGAAATACTTTTTAAATAACCCCTTAGAGTACTTAAATTAAATTTGGAGTTTTTTAATTTTTCCTTTAAAGATGGGCTGTTTGATGATCCTAACATGACATTTCGAGCTTCCATATCTGCCAAAAATTTATCTACCTGTAATGTCTTATAATCTCCCCGGTATATGTTAGTATAATTAACCAACGTATATAACCTTTCATACATCTCATAAAAGAAAGATATTTCTGATAAGTTCTCATAAGGGAACGTCTCAAATGGAAACTCCAACGTATTTGAAGATCCGTATTTTGACGCTTCGGTGGGGTTAGTGTATGCGCTTCTATTTTTTAGTGGCGACTTTCTAGTGGATGCCGATATGTAGTCCTCCAAAAAAGCTATTTCAGGCCAAGCGATGTAGTCACCACCGTTAGTTTTATCCAAGTATTTACTATCACCAATATAATTTACCGTGTAAAGTTCTCGACCACTAGTATCATTTTTTTGTTTTTCTTTAGTGAAGTATGTCGGCCAAGGATAAACTAAATTAGCATCATTTAATTGCTTCACACCCTTAATCACATTAACATAATCAACACCTTGACTTTTATCTGCAGGAATAATACTGTTAACCCTAACCGGGTTAGTTCTCTGATTCCAAGCGTTTGTATGTGTCTTGTCTATTAGTCGATAAAACGTATCTACGCCAGCCATTAAAATTGCAAAAATATTTCTAATGGTGGGGCTAAACCCAAGTCCACCATCACCTTTTATGATTTTATCAGCCAAAATGTTGGTGAATTGTTCTTCTATCGCCTGTTCCGCAGCTGTAATTCTAGTTAGTCCACCATCAATATCCTCTAAAAAACTATTTGTTTTAAACGGTCCAGTATCTCCAAATTTTGATTCACCATACTTAAATAGTGTCGGCGTATCGTCTATCAAATTATTGTTAGGTCCTATTTTTTTACCGTAAAGTTTGAAATCTTTTGTGGTTTGTATTTGAAAATCCTTAATCTCCGTCTCACTAGGTTCTCTACCTAATCTTACCGTTAACGTCTTTTTAAAATCTTCATCAGTAATATCCCCGTAATTTAGTTTTTCAAATATATCTTTGCTATCTAACGATACAGCTATTGGGTTGATTATTGTTTCTCCCCCAATGACATATTTGGATTCACCCCCAAAGGATGCGTTATTTTTTAAATTTTTATTTGTAGCCTTAATTTCAGATTCTATATCGGCAATTATTGTTTCTCTTTTTTGGTAATCAATATTCGCCTTAAACGGATAATAAATTTGGTTTTTATGCACTATATAATTATTTGTATCTAAATACTTCGTAATCGGTACCGTATACACTCTATCTTTAATTTCTAATAACTCATTTCTAAATTTAGACACATCACTTAAAACAACAAAATCTCCTTTTTTTATTCCTTGTTCCATACCGGTAATAAAACTATCGGCACGTTCAATGAATTCATCAATACTTATTTCTGGAAAATTCTTATCAACCAAACCTTTTGATTTATATATTGAGTATACTTCTTTTAGTGTTTGTTCTCCTACCGATGAATCAATTGTTGTTATGTTACTGGTACTGGTCACCCCATTTGTCACATTTGTGGGTTGTATACTAATTTTTGTTGGTGACATTTTTGGTGCGGTTTTAGCGTACCCAAGTAACGTATCACTCAAAAGTCCCGTATTTCTTCCAATAAAATTTAATTCAATATTATAGTTACCAGTTCTTTGTTCGAATGACGCATTAAATTTTGTTAGATTCAAGGCATATTTTATAGCCTTACCATAATACCCTTTAAGTGTTAAATAAAATAATGGGTACGGTAAATTAAAAAATACAGAATAAATTGATTTTTCACCTTGTTCGAATAACGTTCTTCCTTGTACATCAACAAGTGTCATCCTAACTGTCGGTATTCCAAGTCCAGTGATATTAACACTTATATCTTTAATACCCAATAGCTGAGTACTTTGGGGTGTACTAACATTTCGATTATAAATGATTTTACCGTCTCTATTTTGCGCAGATTCTGTGGTTTGGTTTATCCCCTTACCTTCTTTAGCTCCTAAACCCGATAACTGATCAGTCCAACTAGAATCAAAGGCTCCGTTCGTCTTACCGTAAGGTTGTAGAAAATTGATTTGTGATCCATCCATATTACCCTTTAGACTGGCAATACTACTATTTATCACAGGATTATCAAAAGTGTCACCGACGGCTAATTTTGTTCTAGGAATCACACTAGTTTCTAAATTCGCATAGAAAACTAAGTCTTCGTGATTAACAAGACGCTCTTTCACCTCATTATTAATTACAACCTTGTTAGGGTCAACCAGTATTATGTTATCGTAATCTGTTTCAACGTAGATTGACTTTTGATTTAAATTATCTGCCATAATAAAAAATATAGGTATCTACCGCATTTTTGTAGTCTTGCAAAGCACTTAATAACGGATATGGTATAATTAAAATCGTTCCATCAGGAATATTCGTTTCAAGTCCCCCATAAATTGGGTTTGCATTTAAAATTAACCAACCAAAATATGGGCTACCATACTTTTCATAACTGATTTTATCCAACCTACTTTGGTTTTCTCTATATACGTATTTTTGATCCGATGGTCGACTACCAATACTAACATAAGGAACAACAGTTTGTAAACCATTAATTAAAAACTTATCATATCTTCTGTAATATTCCATCTTAATTCATTTTTTTCTTCAAGTTATATTTATCACCATCACCATCCACACTTTGCCAAACATTTCTAAGGCTAGTTTCATCAACTGTGTTTGTGGGTTCTTGTTTTTTATAGTCAAGTAATCTCTCTTTAACCTTAGTGAATGGTTTATATGTGTTGTTAGGAAGTAATAGATTAAGATAAACATTTTTAAAACTTGTAAAATTGTTATCAATTCTTTTTTTAGATCGTTTAAAATCGGCCACAAGCCCGTCGGATTTTTCGGTTGGTGCTCCGTTATCGTATCTATACCCTAAATTCCGATAGATAAATGATTTCCATTCAATAATATTTATCGAGTCTTCCCCAACTACCTCAACCAATTTGTCAACAAAAGTTTTCGGGTTATCGATAACCGCCTTTCCAAATAACATAAAAAATACATTAGTCTCTGGCTCAGCCACTAATGTTTTATCCTCATATAGATATAATTGTGTTTTAAAATCGTCTTTATATGTGGTGGTTTCTCCTGTTGGTACTATACCATATGTTTCTAAGTTATACATAAAGTTATTTAAATCCTCTCCAATTTTGAAAAAGTCAGTTTTCAATTCGTCATACGTATCCGTAGTCCCATCAGTTGTGTCGGTTTTACCGGATAAGTCATAAATTATTATGGTTTTTTTCTCCGTTTCATACCCATCTTTTTTATTAATTACATAATTCAACTGATCAGATAACGTAATAAAGTTAAGTTCTTCTTTTATGATATTTGTTTGAGTCGCCTCTAAAAACCCTAAATACCCCTCCTTAACATCATCAATCATTGATTTTAATTGTCGTCTAACCTTTCTAATTTCGGAGTTGGGGAAGTTTTTTATTTCAACATTAACAAGTGGTGGTGTTAATGACTCATCAACATCAGCCTTACCTCTCTCTATTAATTTATCTAAACTATCTTGATAGTTTTCTGGTTTACCTAAAATTGTAGTCATTAAACTATTTGTCGTACCACTTAAGTAGTCAAAATATCCCTGTTTGTATTTTCTGTCTTTAGTGTAAAGTAAAAGTCCACCTAAATATAAATTATCTTTTAATGTGTTTAGGTTATTATATAGAGCATTAAAATACCCTCCAGTTGCCTTTATAAATTCAACCATTTTGGCTTTATATTCGATAGTTCCGGTAATTGCACTTGTTTGTAAATCGAGAACATTTGTCTTTATCGTACCTATAGGACTACCAATACCACTACCCGTTGGCTGTGTGGTAACCAACCCCGTTAAATCTTTAATGTCCTTCAATACTTCAGAATCAAACTTAGTTAAAACGTCCTCAGTTATCGTTGCCCTATCATCATACATTTCGGTATTAGCGTAATAGTTAAACGATAACGCATTTTGTAATTCAGATACGGGATTATTAATTCCATGTCCTCCAATAAAATTAAAACTTAAGTCAACTTCAGCAATCATTGGTTGTAAACCAATACCTTCAGGGTTAATGTCAAATTTAGCGTCTTCATATTTTATAGTTAATCTGTCAATAACAATTTTACTATGATAAAAATCACCTACCCTTAAAACGCAAACCGGTGGTGTTCCAAAAGCACTATTAAATACGTCATTATATTCAAATTGGGTTTTACCTCCATTATCGACAGCCGTTGGTATGGTATCTCCAGGCCTCATACATTGATTTAAAAACGTAAGTCTAGAATTCAACCCTTCCGGTGTCATCGAATGGAACATCGGATGGAAATTTTTAAATTTACTTCTAATCCCATCATAAATCATAGGGTTAGTTTCCTTAATCATTTCAAAGTAGTTAGCCTCATTTAATAATTTTCTAAGTAATCTTTTTGTTAAATCAGTTCTAAGGAGATTTCCATTTTCAACAACATCTCTTTTATTCTCCGTTTGTGTGTTATCGGGGTTAGTAACCTCAGCAGCATCAGGAACCGCAACCGGTCCTTCCGCGAAAAAATCAAATGTTTCAGTTGGGGGCATCACGTCAGTGGATGGTGGAGGATCAACAGTATTTGGAGTATTTGCTACTACATTTTTAATTTGGTTTATATCATTTAAACTCTCAATCACTTTGTAAATGTCACTATAACTAAACATTGGGAACTTTCTAAGTAAGTCCACAAGATCATATTTTAAACACCCCGCAAATAACGAATCGATTACTCTTGTTGCTTCAGATTCGTTAGATTTCTCTAATTCTTTTTTTACTAAAACATTCATCACGGACGGATGATCCACAATAATTTTAAACTTAAGACTTCCGGTTCTTTTTGAATTGGTAAACGTATATACCGGTTCTGTTCTACCTAAAAAAACATTATCCTGCCAATTCGTCTGTGTTGTATCGTCAAAAGATAAGTCATACGGTGGAAACCACATAACTCTACCACCATTAGGACCTATTTCACTAACAGGTAAATCCTCAACTCGATATCCTGGACGGCTAGACGTTCTCCAAGCCAAATTTTCAATGGAGAACATATATTTTTTAGCACCCATTTTGCCTTGACTATTTAACTGTATGTTGGTAGAATCGACACCTTGCATAGGTGCAATATTTAAATTAAACGTATTATCGAGAACGGAACTATTATATTTTCTAATATTACCATCCTTTTTTTGTAGTTCGTTGAATGAATAATACGGCCTGTCTTTGGTGAATAGTCTCGCATACTCATACCCAACAACTGTTTTTACTTCACTTCCTTTTGGTTGATCAGCTGCCGTCGGAGTTAAATACCTCCTAACTCTAGACCCCTTTGTTGTTTCAATATACCCATCGTTAAAGACTTTAGATATTTGATTGATGGCATTACCGACGTGTTCTAATTTATTTGCCGATGCCGAACTACCCGCTTCTACCAACTTTTGAGTTACATCTAAAATAGACCCAGGGGTTAATTCAATCTCAGAGGATTTTGTGTCTTTGAATGTTGCTTCGAATCCACGTCCAAAAACATCATTAGTTCGTTCACTCTTATCATTTAGAGGTCCAACAAAGCTACCCGGATCCAAATAATTCTCTTTAGCTGACCAAGTAAATCCCCCCTGTATACCTCCCGACTTATCATAGAATGGTCTGGCATTTAAACCAAATAATTTTTGATTAACCGCAGTACCTTCAAAGTCTCGACCAATTCTACCATAATCATAAACAGGACCAATTGATGGGTTACCATTTTTGTCCTTCGGTAAGTCAGTTACAGGACTAACCAAATCTCTTAAATAATTTTTAGTTTTACCAACATAAAAATTACCTCCAGGAGCACTTAGATTAGGACTAAACCCAGAATCTAATCTGTATTTAGGTCGGTATTGGTTATACCATAACAAATCAAATAATAGACTTCTAGTTGCCCTTGATGTGTTTGCCAATAATCTTTCAGAACCTGTGTCTATGTTTGCACTTAATATTTTTGTCGCTAAATTCGTAACTATACCAGCAACAGTTCCAATAGGGTTACTTGTGACTTGTGATAATAAATTTTTACTAGGGTAGTCAAAGTATGAACCAGGTATTAACGAATAAGGAGAATAAAGACCAGATAACCTAGATGTGAACGACAGGGTATCCCCCAATATACCACCACCAATAGATGTAATTCTAAAGTCTTTTTGTAATAATGGTATTTTATTCATAACCACACCTAACGCATCGAAAGGATCTAAATTCGGTTTTACCGAAACCCCCCCACTGTTAGTATCAATTGATGAATTAGTTAATATGGTTCTACCTAAGGTTTGTTGTAATAATTCAAAGGCTAATCTTGCTTTAAATTCTTTTTGCAATTGTTTTGCTCCTAATTTTGCCAAATCAGAATCTTGACTTAAAGACCCTTCACTACCAACAATACCATTAATATCATTATTACTTAATATACTAAACGGCGTATAGTCAGAAGGTAAAAACACAAAAGTAGTTTTACTACTATAATACGGTTCATTAATGTTTTCAAAAGCTAAATCTTCAACACTTAAAACCTCATACGTACCATCACCATTATTATACCTATTTTTTGCATATAAAAAGGATTGTGACTGTTCGGTAGTTTTACTAGGTGACGAAGTTTCATAATTAAACTCACCTTGGTTTGAATATGTTTGGTAATCTAAATTAGGATTTATCATATCACCAAAACCATTCGGTTGGTTTTCAGGTCCAAATATGTTTGCAATATATGAAACTTTTTGTGATTGCTCCGTTGTTCTATTTGGTGCTGAAACCCCAAAACTATATTCACCCTTATTTGATTGTGTTTGATAAGTTAAACCAATGTTAACGGGAGAATCAAATCCACCGTTTGGTCCGTAAAGGTTTGTAACATACGCACTATCTTGCGATTGTGACGTTGTTAAATTTGGTCCATTAGAGACGTATAGGTAGTCTCCTTGGTTTGATCCAATAACTAATAACGGAAACAGTACAGAGTCTCCGTATCCGTTCTGTATGTTACTTGGTGAGTACTTGTTTAATACTCTTGATAACTTCTCTTGTTTATCACCCTCTAATTCAATTTCACTACCAACACTATCAGGATATCCGTAGTTACCCTCGTTTGCTTTATTTTGGAAATTTAAATTGGGGGTAACCGTTGTTTTACTTTGTTGACCCTCAGGTCCGTATTGGTTTTGGACAATTGATTCAACCTCTTTTTGTCTACCAAAACTTTCAAGTTTTGATCCTTCAGACTGAATGTAACTATAATTACCAAAATTAGTTTGGGAATTTAAGTTTAAATTTATAGAAACTAAATCTCCAAACGTTCCACCTATAGGTGTATACTTATTTAATCCAATAAGTCTTGGTTCTATTTGTTTCGCAGTTACATCGACAGTTTGTTCATCTATTACCGAATAATCAATTAAAACAATTTCAGTATTTACACTACCGTCACTACTGGCGTAAAAACCATCAACCTTATAAGGTTTTAGATTTTTAAGTAATAGCTTTTTTCTAAAGTTCTCAGTAGAATCAAATGATAATGGGCTCTCCATTTATTAATTTTATATATAAATAGATTTTATTATGGTTTTTTCACCGATAATATATCCTTGTGTTTAATAACATGTAGAATTTTTTCCTCCAAATGGTTTTTAAATCTCCTATCACTAATAAGTGAATCGGCCAAATTACCACTACTCGTTATATTAACATTAATGTTTACAGTTCCAGATCCTTCTATTTTTTGTACTTTAGTCTCCGTAACTTCGGTTTTTTGTATTGATTCGGTTTTTGGTAATCCCATAGATGGTAATTCCTTTGGCGGCATACCATTAAATCCCGATTCATATTCTTTCATTTTAAGATAATTCGCCTTTAAAATCCCTAATTTTTCATCTAAGTTGGGAGCAAAAAGTGCCTGATCCTCTTTTATAAAATTAAACATTTCACCCTCACCTGTAGATAGTCTTTTATTACCGCTACCACCAAAAAATTCATCTTTACCTTCACTAATGACTTTCTTTCTTTCCGCCTCCTTCACCCTACTATCACTATTATCAGTATCTAAAGCGCTATCATCATACATTTTTGTAATTCTATCCTTTGCGTCTTTCCCTTTTTCCGCAAAATAGTCATCGACTTTATTTACTTGGCTTTCGGCTGCGTCACTACCTTTTTTTTGTAGTTCCTTTGCGAGGGCTAAAACTTCTTGTCTTCCAGCTGAACCTAACTGATTACTTCTTAACATGGCTTCCCTAATTATTCTAAGATCTATTCCCTGTTGTTCTTCAACACTTAAAGATTTTATCGCTATCTGGTGTTCACTTAGGTCTGCGGCTTTTTGATATTTTTCTAATGCGTTTTTAATCTGTTCTGGGTGATCAGATAAAGTGGTTTTTAAATCCCCAAAATCTCCCATACCGGGAATATTTAAACTTATTTTTCCATCTTTACCTATTTCACTTAAAGACGCAATTAACCCTTGTTCTTCTTCACTAAATACCTTACCTTCACCTTCATATAATTCATTTAATCCTGATTTAGATAATTCATTTAATATTGTTTTTTGTTTTATCGCTTCTTTACCTAAAGTAATATATTTTTCATATTCACCACCCTTACCTAAAGCATCTAACCCAGCCTTTAATCTTTGTTGGGCGACAAAGATAGTTTGAATCTCACCAGTAGCTTCGTTTACTTTATATGCTGATGCTGATAAGTTTATTAGTTCTTCTTGTAATTTTTCAACATTATTCGCCCCCATATTCATTAATTGGAGTGGATTACTTAGATTCCCAACCGCTCCACCAATCATGGATAATCCCGCAGCCGCTTCGATAGCTTTTTCAGGATCCCAAAAAGTTTGACCTAATTGAGCCGCACCAATATCTTCAACTGTCGTTCTAAGTTGTAGAGCTTTAACTGTCATTTTATTTAACCCATCGACACCGTTTTTAAACCCATAAGCGTCCACTATTTTAAAGTTTTTTTGGAAGCTAAGTAAAGAAGCGCTCACACTAACACCCCCCTTTCTCGCTAAATCTGTGATTTTTCCAATTAATTCACCACTTTTTTCTTGTGAAAAATTTAATCTCATAAAGTCGGCAATCATACCCCCCAATAGTTTTGATGCCACACCTGTTGTTTGAGATAACTCAACCATATTTTTAGTGACTTTTTCTGACGGATTAACCATTCTACCTAACCCATCGTAAAGACCTTGCATATTATCGGTGACATCTAAAAATGTCGCACCAATTTTAGACGTTTCAAAATAAACTCTTGTTAATTTTTCTCTAAACGCATCGGCTCCCGCGACTATTCCACTTCCAATTGTTTTTTGTATGGATAGAGCCTTTGTCTCAATAGATGTTATCTCCCCTACCGCTTTACTAAAATTAATACCTTTTTTAAACGCATCCTCCATCGCCGTTATGGCCGACGCGTCGGGAGTAAATCCTCCAGTTGCAAATTCATCAGGGTCGGTAGTAAATAACCACATAATTTTTCTTTATAATATAAATATGTTATTACGACTTTTTTTCATATTCGTCTATGAGCTTATTCATAAAAAACCTACGTTCAAATGTTGGCATAGAATTCACGTCCGAATATGAAAAGTTCGCAAATTTTATTAAATAATAAAATTCCTCAAGTATGTTTTTTTTATGATTAGAAGAAAGGCCGAAAAAATTCCACCCCAAAAGTGACACCAATGGTGACCTCTTCTCCAGACGGGGCGATAACTTTTCTATCTAAATCCATTTTAGGTTCACACTCTGAAATGAATTTTCTAATATCTTTTGAATCGGATATTGGCATTTGATTAATAAATGTAGCAATTACACCCTTATCTCTGTTACCATCCAATTCTACAATATGTTTTTCTAAACGTTTTGTTATAATGGGACTTACCATCCCTTTAGGGTATTGTGCGATTAGTATATCGATATCACTTTCATCCCCTAAACTTAAAAGTTTTAATTTTACCTTATTTTTACTTTTTGGTAAGTCAAAATCAAATAATCCTTCTTCATTTGAATTATGTTTAGGTTGTAAATAATTAATCTCGTCAAGTAATATTGTTGTATCAAAAGTAGAATTCGTTTTTGGGTCTCTAACCGTGAATTCATATTCAGAACCAAATGCGGTATTTCTTAAAAATATTAAAATCGCCTGTACATCAACATTTATCATTTGGTTAATGTCGAATCCAGGTTCATAAATTTTACTTCTTAATAATGTTTTAACTACACCGTCTTTGGTGTTGTTTGGGGACATTAAAATATTTTCATCTGATGCTGTTAAATAACCAACTTTAAGTGCTTCTTTTTTTGGGGTATAGTAAATCCCACGGGAAGGTAGTTTTACCACATCATGAGGTAAATTAAAATGTTGTTGACCGTAATCCAATGCGTTATCCATAGTTTTTTATTTAAAAATATGTTGTTAAAATCTATAGTAAATAAAAAACCCACCTTAATAGATGGGTTTATTTTATTTTTAAAAAAATTATTAGTATACTAATATACAACGATCCGGTTGTAATGTCATATCGATTTTCATGATATCTGATGAATCATACCCAACACTGTTAAATTTAACGTCGGTAATACTACACCCTTGTAATATCCACTTTTCAACGGCAACACCTGTAGGGTCCAACATTTCTAAATCCACGTCTTTTTTATAACCAGCAGCATAACCCATACGTCCTGTTACAGACTCAGCATGTAAACGAACCCATTCCATAACTGCTTGAGATGCCGAAGGACCGATAGGATCTCTTAGAGTTACTGTAATCGCTTCCCAATTGAATGATCCCGCAACATACGTTTGAGTATTTAAGAATTTAATTTCTTTCGTATCTATTTTTATACTTGGCCTAGATGCTTTTTCAACATACCAAGAATTGATCCCTAAAGAAGAAGGGAAACTCAATATAAACCTATTACTTTTTTTAGGTTCGTACTGAAAGGGCATTTTCATTAATAAATCAGCCATTGTCTATTTTTTTTATTAGTTTTATTTTATTATAAATATCACCTTGTTTATTTTTTTTCTATTTACTTTGTCCCGGTTAAAAATTATTATTCTACTAGACTAGAGATTATTAATTATATTTAACTTTTTCTCCTCCTTTAGTTAAATATATATCTACTGGTTTTTCTGGATATTCTTTTTCTAGGAAATCATTCATTTTCTCAACATTTCTTAAATCATCATCTGAAAAACCAATAACCGGTAGAATCTCATTATTTGAAACGTCGTCTTTAAACATTGGGTTTCCTTTATGTTTGGACGTTTTTGAAACCTCCTGAGCCATTTGTCGACAATATGAAATAAATCTTCTCATTGCTTTAATTTTACCCTCTTCGGGGTTTGAGGCACTACCCTCCCCGAATGTTACCGGTTCAAATACACACAAATCAAGATATTCCTGTATTAAATCCTTATCTTGGAAATTTACATCACTTACCGATTCAAAAACTTCTTCAGTATTTAAATTTCGATATCTTTTTAAGTTGTCGACTAAAGTCTTTGAGTTTAATCCGTTATGATTTGAAACAATATAATTAAACGTCGCTTCTTTTAAAACTTCGGGATTGTGCCCCCTTGCTGTGATAATAGCAAAAATCGAACCCCCATTAATACATTCAACAAAATCATTCCATGAAGGACCGGGAGATGCCATTAAAGAGTCAACTATAAAGTTCTTATTTCCCTTAACACCAAAAAATCTAAAAGGATCTGGTGCGTACCCAACTATGGTAGTTCCTTTATATGGAAACGGTTCAACACCTAACTGATGTCTATGTTCCGCAAAGTCTTCGGTAGATAAAGGAATCTCCTCCTCATTTTCAGACATAACCATAATTTTTGTTGGCATAAACACAATGTTATCATCCCAATCAAACGCGTAGTATTTTAAATCAGGAGTTCCCTCTGAATTGAATCCCTCGTTTAATTTTTGTCTACGTACGTATCTATATATTTCTTTGGTGTATTTCATCACTTCTTAAGTCTTTCCAATAGTTTTTCTAATTGAGCTTCAGTAATAACAATATTTTGTTTTTTATCTGAAAAAGTTTGTGACTCTTTCTTATCGATACCAACACTTTCTTTGATTAATTTTTTTTCTATTATCATAATCTTTTTTTTATATAAATATACAAATGGGGAATATTTCTACTCCCCATCTTTTATTATTTTAGTTTTTATTATAAATCGTCAAACGATGCTCCCGTTGGGGTAATGACAAACTCGATGTCAATATATTCTAATGCTCTTGTAGGTTTTAAAAATATTTTACCTGTTAAAGTGTTAGAATCTAAATCTTCGGGTGTGTTTGAAACCGTTACTCTAAAATCAATCAAACCTCTATCTCTTCTAATTGAATCCAAGATTGGGTTAACTGAGTCTAAGAATTGTTGTCTAACTTTATCATCATTTTGCTCAAACAATAATCTAACTGCCACCGCTGAAATTAATTTACGAGCTTGTAGTAACAATCTTCTAACGTTAATTCTGTCAAGTGCAGACTCTTTAACTTGCATCGTTTTGTTACCCCAAATTACCGTACCAACATCAGAGAAAGTAGCGATTGGGTTAATTCTACCTTTATATAAGGTATCTCTATCTTCTTGTGTCAACTTTTTACGTGCTCTGATAGAATTTACCAAACCTCTTGTGTAACCCGCAGATGCGAACCAAGGGAAGGCGATGTTATCAGTTAATGCCAAGTTTTTAACCACTTCACCTGTTGGTGGTAAATAAAGTTGTGTATTATTTACACTATCTCTTGTCAAGACCCATGGGTAGTAAGTTGCTGAGTAGTTAGAGTCTATTCCTGTAGATTCCAAATTATCTACCGTTTCTTGTGGGTAAATCAATCCTTCTTCAATATCAGAATAAGTTGGTAAAAATAAATTAAAATCAGGAGTCGTACAGATGTAAATTGAATCGGCTCTGTCAGTTTCAACCATATCAATCGCATCTTCAACTAAGTTTGAGTTATTCACATAATCAATACCTGGAGTTGCAAATACGTTAATATTAACCGACTCAGGATTTGCGAAACTGCTTTGTCCCATTTTAAATGCGTAATAGTCAGTGTTTGCCCATGTCTCTTGATTAGGACCTGAAATTTGTTTAAATGCTCCCCATCCTGATGCTGTTGGATATGTTACTGAAGGTGCCGCACCATATTTGAATCCTGATTGACCCAATGCGAATGAATCACCATTAGTTCTATATTCTCTATAGATATCCCAACCATCGAATCCACCATAAGGGTATAATGTAAATTTACGAGTATTTAATTTGTAATATGGGTTATCGGAGTTTTCAGGTTCACTTCTAAATGCTCCAGCACCTACCACAAACGCCGACGTTGTTGCAGAATTAACAACCATAGTAACGATAGTAGCCCCACTGTCCATGTGGAATCCTTTAGTTTTATAACCCCAACCAATCCCTGAAGTATCAGTTCCTAAGTTTGCAGGTATTTGTTTACCTTTATATTCGAAGAAATCATAATCAATTCCAGTTATGTTTGAAATACCTAAATATGCTCTTCTTGGGTTTTCCCCGTTAGAGATAACTGCATTATCCCCTCCTGATGAAGAACCAAAAGGTGGGTTATAAATTACATCACCCGCTTTTAAATATTGTGTTTTATAAACCATAAACGGCGGAGTCGCATTTGCATACTCTCTACTGATGTAACCATCAAAACCACAAGGTAATGCGTCTGTCGGAGCTTCGTCGCTCATTTCTAACATAACATATTTAGACTTAACTTGGTATTCTCCGTTAGATGTTCCTATTTTATTTGCTACATAATTGTTTTGGTTAGGGTCCATAGAACAATTAGTGAAACTTTCAATAACTCTAACGTTTTGATCGTTATCATAAAAATCTCTAATGAATACATCGAAAGTTGCGTTAGCAAATGAAATATTACCAATAGACATTTTTACCAATTTATTTGCCGCGTTACCGTCAGAAATTAATTTAAATTTAAATAATTTAAAAACTTTATTACCTCTTAGTTCTGAAACTAAATAAGGTGTTTCAGGTGTTTGGTATTGTTCCAAATAAAATCCTAATGAATCAGAATAGTCATTACTTGTTGTGTCAGTCACACCAGGTAAAGATACTAAATCACAATAAATTCCTCTAACTTTACTTTCTCTATACCCCGCTTGTAACAAACTTGAGTACGTCTCTTCAACAAGTAAAGGAACTTCAGTTCTATCTTTACCAAAATTACTTCTACCAAATACTTTAGAAATGTATTGTGTATCTGTTGTTGACAATGATGTCTCAAAACTAAATGTGTCTCCGTCTTTAGTTATCCCTGAGATTGCGAATGTTTCGTATGGGTTTTTAGTTACCGCAGAATATCCACCAGCACAATTGATTGCCACATCAGTGGTTCCTGTAACTTGGAAAGCCGGTCCGTGACTTGTACTTGAATAATTAGTAATACCTCTTGATCTTAAAGTCGCAACTACAAGGTTATCATATTCACTATAAGGTGAACCCGAGTAGTTAGTTAAATATGTTGCCATAGTACCTGAGTAAACACCACCACCTAAACTTGAAATACCATTTAAAACCGAACCAAACCCATAACCATTATATGAATTCACATTAGTAATACTTTGACTGTAATCGAATAATCCGTAATACCACGCATCATTTGATGATGAACTTAAATCTGCGATTGAAACGTCAACGTTATTAACCCCAAATGTTTCAGTGTATGCTGTAGCCGCCCCTGCAACTGATGAGCCAGTAACTGAGTTAAATGTGGTTGAACTAACTGAACCCCAAAAATATGCGGTTCTTCCTGATAATGCTGATGATGTACTATATAACCCAACTTGAGCTGATATATAATTTTTAAAGTCCTGACTCAATGTAGATGTTCCACCGTCGTAACTAGTGTAAGTCTCATAAAATTTTGAACTTAATTCTGAAGGTACACTTGTTATGGTGATATTTGAACTAGCACCTGTAGTACCAGTAAAGTTCACATAAACAGGTCCTGTAGTTGCAGTTACCGAAAGAGTTGCCGGATCAACGTTACCCGCAGTTACAATCGACCAAGATGGTCCAGCATCATAACCTGAAAGTCCTAAAACTCTCGTTATGAATAATTGATTTGATTGTTGTAAGTACGCTTTAGCAATGTAAGACGTCTCATACTTTGGTATCTGAGTATTGTAGTATTTTTCGGGGCTTGTACCTCCGAAGTATACTTGATACTCATCGTAGTTTGTTATGAAAATCGGTTCGAATGCTGGACCTTGTAAAGTCTCCCCAGCCAAACCTAATGTTGTTACACCAACGCTTTGTGCAACGAAAGTTAAGTCTCTTTCTGAGGTATACACTCCAGGAGAAACGAATACTTTTGTAGTAGATGCCATTTTGTCTATTTAATTAAAGATTTATTTTTATTAATAAATACCTACAAAATTCCCAAAAAACGTGATTAAAAGATAATAAATATATGTAAGTATGAAAAAATTCTACCTTTTTTCTACCTTATTATATTTATAATTATGAAAAAAATAAAAAATATAAAGATTTCAGAAGAAACCCACAGCATCTTAAAAACGTATTGCCAAGATAATGGATTGAAGATTTATGTGTTTTTAGAAAACTTAATTAAGAAGAGTTGTATTAAAGAAAAAGATATTTATGGTGAGTAATTAAACCAACACCGCAATAGTTTTTATAGATGCAATTTTAGTAATATCGTTTTTTATGATATTAATAATTAGAGTATCCCCATCGTTGATTTGTATTATACTTAAATCATCCCCAGCATAATTACCGTTAATGGTTACAGAGAATGACGATACGTTTTGTGTCATACCAACATTAATATCGGCAGTATACCTAAACACCTCACTTAATTGAGTATTACCCGACACAAAACTTAAATCCAAATCAAATGAGTTCGGTCTTGGAGGTTCAATTTTAGCCCTTTTAGATTTTTTAGATGTTTGAAATTCAAAAAGGGAAACTTGTCGTGTGATTGCGGGGGAGACTTGGAATTCATCTTCATCAATCAACAACCCATTTAATGTGATTTTATAACTCTGTACGTAATACTTTCTTTTTTCAATGTCTTTTGCCGATTCATCTGTTGGATCTTCTAACGTTATTGGCATATAGTGACCCTTAATTTGTGTGTATGCTTGTTTTGAGGTGAATTTTTGCATCATGATTTTATTGAATTCATTCACTTCTCGCATTCTATTACAAAATATTTTAATAGTATATATAACATCAACAGGTACTGGTTGTGGTATTTTATATACGTCCGCACCCTTTCTTTGTCCGTCCCAAGTTGGTACCGTATAGTATGAGAACCTAAGTCTTTCAGGAATATTCGCCCCACCGCCTTGGAATTTACCATATTTTACCTCAGGTTGTCTTACTGTTATAATAAAAGGTAATGAAACGTTTTTATCTAAATCTTGGAAATCCCACGTTTCGGTAAATTGTGACCAACTCTGAGTTGTTATTATTTTATTAACCGTCGGTACCGTTTTACCGTCAACAGTTAATGTTATATCATCCTTTACAAAATCTAATATACCCCTATCTAAGTCAGCATGTAAAACCCCTTTTGGTAAATACGTACCGTCAACTGTAATATCATCTAACATTTCTTGCCTTCTTTCTGGACCAACTTTAGTGGGAACAAGAGGTAGATATTTTTTTTCTTTTTTAGGTAATGCCATTTTATATTCCTTTGAATTCGTTGTTAGTTGATGGGGTTGCGATTATTGTTCTGTAGAATTTTTTATACCCCCCATATGTGTGCTTATTATCTGACGTTATCCTACCGTCATTTACTACCGTATAATATCTTACCGTATCTTCAGTTTCATAATACCCAATGTAGTCACCCAAAGAAATTTCTATTGCCAACTGATCCAAATAACTTTGATATATGCTAAAATTCATATTACCCGGCTCAATTTGAGATAATTTAGAATTAGCGTAATCTGAGTTTACTGGTGCTTCGATTTTAACGTACCCTTTTAACTCTATTGGGGTTAAGAATTGTATTCCGTCAGTCAACGCTTCACCATATACATCATCAGTATTTGTTTTTTGTTTGTCGACCCTATATAGTACTACCGTAAAGTTCATGTCGCCATGTAACCATTCCTCGCCCATAGATATCTCTAAAAAAAAAAATCTTCTTCGGAGAAGAATTTATTTAATCTAGTAATTGGTACTCTGTTGTTTAACATATAAGTTATGTTTTTTTATGTATTTATGTATTATTTTATTACTACACCCATATATTTCACCAATTTGGACGTAATTTAATCCTTTAATTAAATAATTATTTATATCATCACTAACTAAATTATAAATATTAGATTTTGGTTTATATATTCTGTATTGTCTTAATTTTTTATTTATTGTGTTAATGGAACAATTAAAATACTTACCTATTTCAACTATTGTCCCATTTTTTATGATATATAAATCATACAATTCATCTTGATTTATATCATATTTAAAGTTTGGATTGTCTTTTCCGTATTTTTTGCTTTTTTCTTTTAGTATTTGTAACACATTTTCAGTGTGACTTTTACCAAAAAATGGATTTTTTATGCCATGGGTATCTCTACACCCCATACATGTCATTGAGTATGGTGCTTTTTTATTTCCACAAACGCATTTTATATTTTGACCCCCTTTCCAATTGGGGTTTTTATCCCCCTTAGTGTTGTGACTCATTTTTTGTCTCATATTTTTTGACCACTCAATATCTAACCATAATTTTTTTAACCTTTCTTTTTGTTTTATTTTTCGTTCTTCAGATAATTTTTTTCCTTTATGTGTTAATGATATTTTTTTCCTTGATTCCTCCGTGTGCGTTTTACCTAACATAGGGTTTATATTACCTCCGTCAGCAATATTAAAAATATTAATATTAGACTGCCTACATTTTTTTATCTCTTCTATTTCACCGAGTAAGAGGTCCTCATATGAATTAAAATTTTTAATCTCTTTTATTATTGGTTTTTTATTTTCGTTTTTTAGTGAATCGAACCACACCTTAATAAAATGATTGGTGGGTTTTCTTAAATGTGAATTTAATCTATAATTAAGACCATTTTTTGTTATACCGACATATTTTAACTCATCAGTGTCGGGAGAATATAAACCATATAATTGGTATTTTACCATATATTATAAATATCGTTAACTACAAAACCCTCTTATTTTTATTATAGACAATAAAAAGATTGATTTTTATATGTTTTTTACTATTTTTATTTATACACAATGGACGACATAATTTCAAGGACTCCCGAAACTAAAGCACTTCAACTTTTAGATGAATATGTTGGATCAAATAACTATATCCTAAATTTAAAACATAAAAAACTTAATAGTAAGTCGTTTACACCCACAAGACCCCAATC